GGAACGACAAGGACGACACTTCGAGCGGACGACAGCGGACACTCGAGGAGGTAGGGGTCCGGGTCCCGCCGGCTAAACAGCCGCGTATCGAGGACCCGGACTCCGAGGGACCACCTCCGTTAGAGGGCGAAGAAGGGGATCCAGACAAAGACAACTACGCAGGTGAGTGTATAACTGCTTTTGCTTTCGCTTTAGATGGCGGGCGCGACACAGGGGTTCACACTGCTGCTAGAGGTGGTAGATAGGCCAGAAGGCTACAACTGCGACAAGGACCTGCTGGAAGAGGCCGTGCTGCTCCTGAAGACACGATGGAACATCGATGGGGAAGTATCCCAGGATCAACAGGGGAAGTGGTGGGGCTGGCTGTGCTGCAGCCGCTTCCTGGTGAGCGGGTTCACGGTGGGTAACGCTCTGGGGGATATGCATACCCTAGGCCACGTGAAGTTCTACCGCGGACCCGGTAACCAGACAAGACAAGAGGCGATAAGATACCAGAGCCTCAAGAGGAAATGGAACATCCAGGATCCAGACGAGAGCGCAAGCTCGAGCGGTGGAGATGGATCGGCAACACCGTGGTACAAGAGACCACGCCACTAGAGAGCGTGGCTTTAACGCCAGAGCAGCTAGAGGTCGCCAAAGCACACATAAACATGCAGCAATGGCAAGGCATGGTCATGATGCTAAGCAACGGCGAAGGACGGCCTCGAACACAGCCAGACATCCGCGCTATCGCTTTCCTGCTATCGCAACTCAAGACAGCCAAAGATTGGTGCTTCGTGGCAGAGACAAACACGGACGGGATCCTGCACTACCACTGCATGGTAAAAACAAGCCAGAGATCGGACGCGCTACGCGACAGCGTGCAGAGAAAATGGGAACAATGCAAACTAGCAGCCATGGAAGACATCGAAGAACCAGACCCACAAATAGAAGTCCTAAAATCACAAAAAGCTCACAGACCAGCCTGCCTGCTGGAATACATGATGAAAGGGCCACTGTGCTTCTGCGCCTACAGCGATACAACGATGACACTAGGAGCCAGCATCTTCCTGTACAACCAGGGCCAGAGATTCGCCGAGAAAGAGAAACAAAAACAGAAAAGAAAACAGATCCTGGGACCCGAAGTGCTCCAAGGAGCACACAGCCTGACAAGAGACCTGCTGGGAGTCATCTACACCTACAACTGTCAATCGGCGGAAGACATCTTCAGAAACGCGCCCGATCTGGTGGTGGCGCACCTACACAAACCAGGATTCCAACAGATCGTCAAGAACTGCCTGGGGTTCGTGGACGCCACGAAAGATAACTGGTCCATGCAAGACAACGCACGCAGGACGCCGCCGGATCCGACGGCGATCCACACGTGTCTGGCGCACCAAGGCCTGGACATCGACAACTTCGACGCGACCATGTACGCGTGGATCACCAAAAAGAGCGACAAACGCAACACCATCGTGCTGTGGGGTCCGAGCAACACGGGGAAGACGGCCTTCATCCGGGGACTGAGACAGGTCGTCAACTGCGGCGAGTGCGTCAACGGACAGATCTTCTGCTTCGAGGGCCTGTGCGGCAAAGCCATCGGCATCTGGGAAGAGCCGCTGATCAGTCCGGAGTGCGCGGAGAAAGCCAAACAGGTCTTCGAGGGGGCTCCGACACAGGTGCCGGCCAAATACAAGAAACCACAGGACCTGCCGAGAACACCCATCATCATGACGACCAACCACGCACCCTGGCGCTTCTGCACGAGCGAGGAGGGGGCTTTCCGCAACCGCATGTTCATATTTCTCTGGGACAAAGACTGTACTGACGGTGTGTTCGTTCGCAGATCCAGCGGTAGCTGCTGCCAATGCCGTGGCTGCCAGGGATGCGGCGGCGGCGAGGTTCCTGCTCAGCAGCGAGGCGCTGGCCAAGTGCCGGGAGGACAACAATCCCTACAACCAGTGGGGGCTAGGCTTCCAGGGTCTGGAGCCGACGTGGGCGGTGGATGCTCCGGACCCGTGTCGGGAGGCCTGGAAAGCGGCGACGAGCGACTACTATGCACTTCAGAGTGCGGAGAAGACCTTAGCTGGAGCGACGACGACGTCCATCGACGCTGCGCAAGCGTCTCAACGCTCGAATGCGCCGAGCTCGCAAGACTTGGCTTCAGCACCTGCACCGCAGGTGGCGACGAGTGGGGATCCGGTGGGGATCACGGATCCGGCTATCCCAATCTCCGAGTATACAGTGCCGGAGGAGGGGATGGAGTGCTCGTGGAGCCCGAGCAGCATCGAGGCGGTGATGGAGCAGATCCTGGAGGAGATGGAAGTGGAGCCATCGGAGCGATCACTGGCGGTCCTGGAGGAGATCGAGAGCAACATGCGCGCGGCGGGGATGTGGTGGTCCTGGAACAGGGGTCGCAGCACGGGCATCAAGTGGCGTCCGAAGAATCAGGGGTGGGTGGGGAGGTGGATCCCGTGATGGTCATCCCTACTAAACAACATTGGTGTGCTTATCTGTCCTATCTAGAGCATTGCTTCGGTGATCAATAAAGCGCCTGAGCTCAATCATGGCAGAACACATCACCCTGAGTAACACGTTCATGGCCTACTGGGAAAACGATCCGTACCAATACCCGTCATACGTACCCTTCCAAAAAAACAATGTCCTATCCTACAACACGGGATGGCACATATTACCCAATATCCTCTGGCGACATTTCCTCAGTCCCAAACAGTGGTACGAGCTCTGTATCAATTACGAGGCCTACCACGTCGAGGGCACCAGCACCACCGTCTTCAATCCCATACCCATCACAAACAACCTGGCCATCCAAGGCACCAGCACCTTCACGGCCTTCAACAACACCATCTACAGCCTGGGCGCCACCGACGACCTCTACGAAACCGGATACCACAACTGGTACGAAGACACACTCTGGAGAAGCTGGTACGTGGCCTACAAAGAAGGTCTCGTCCCTAAAAGAAACGTCACAACCAAAGAAGGAATCGGAAACAGCTGGGACAGACTCACACTCCCAAGATACCTATGGTCAGCACCAGCAACAGCACCCGAAACGAACTGGACATGGGGGTGGAACACCAACAAGGGAGAAAAGGCCACGGCATATCCAACAGCAGGCACAACCTGGCCACACACCGACTCCGCGACCGAGCAGAGGGCCGCACCAGCCGGATGCTTCTGGGACCCACTCACCAACCCGGACAGCATCCAAGAACTCAGGCCAGGAAAAAATGCCATGAGCTTCCACTGGAAAACACACGGAGCCGACGAACACTGCTGGTACAACCTAGACAGCCTCGTCAAGCTATTTCCATACACACCAGAAAGCGGATACAGCCACAACATCCGAGATAAAAAATACAAAGGACCACCAGGAAGCAGAATCGTCAATGAAAACTTCCAGCATCCATCGCCACAAACCTCCATCAGCACCGAAAACCACAAAGTCTTCATAGAACACGACGTACCCAATGTCCTCAACGCACCCATCGTACCCATCCAATGGTTCTGGATAGAACTAGAAAGAAACCTCATCGAAGACAAAAAAATTGAAAAACCACAATTAGGATGGCCAGGTACAGAATGGGCAACACCAAAATATCCACCCATGAATAACTTCATCAAAGGAATACCACTCACAGACGAAAACGGAACCCTCGTCAAAACAGTCACCATGGGATGCTTCAGAAACAGCATACACCTATCATGCAAAAAACGAAGATCCAGAATGTTCGCACCAACATGGGGACCCATGTCTGTAGAGATGACACACGGAATAGACAGCGCCTTCGTATTACCAACCGTAAGATACAGAACAGGAGGAGCCAGAAGAAGCTGGCAAGCAAAAACAAGAGACGCAAAAGACGGACAAACAGAACAAACATGGTATCAATGGAATCCATACGGAACAGGAACATACACGTCGACAACAACGACAAGCACATACACGACAACAACCAGCCGAAAATAAGAAGCTAAACCAGTGTCTTCTCAACGCCA